CGTGGTCTGCGTGCGCGAGGTGCAGAAGTCGCTGAAGCAGTCGGTCAAAAAGCTGATCGAAAACAAGATCGAGGAGCTTGGCGTCGGTCATTTGTTTCAGGTGCAGCAGGCCGAGATCAAATGCCCGCACGGCGGCGTCATCATCTTCCAGGGCATGCAGAACCATACAGCCGACAGCGTGAAGTCGCTGGAGGGGTTCGACATCGCGTGGGTGGAAGAGGCCCAGTCAATCAGCCAGTTCTCGCTGGATCTCCTACGCCCGACCATCCGCAAGCCCGGCTCGCAACTGCTGTTCAGTTGGAACCCACGCTTTGACACAGACCCTATTGAGGGCTTGCTGCGTGGGCCAACGCCACCCCCCGACAGCGTGATCGTTGAGGTGAACTACACCGACAACCCGTGGTTTCCTGACGTTCTCAAGGACGAGATGGAATACGACAAGCGGCGCGATCCAGACAAATACCTGCACGTCTGGAAGGGCGAGTATGTCCGCAACAGCGAAACCCGCGTGTTCAAGAACTGGACCATTGAGGATTTCGAGGCACCGCCTGATGCCGTCCATCGCCTGGGCGCTGACTGGGGCTTTGCCACCGATCCGACCGTTGGCATCCGCTGCCACATTATAGGACGGAAGCTATATATTGACCACGAAGCCTATCAGGTGGGCTGCGAGATCGTTGACACGCCTTCGCTGTTCATGACGATCCCCGAGGCGGAGCGCTGGCCGATGGTGGCCGACAGCGCGCGTCCCGAGACCATCAGCCACATGCGCAAGAACGGCTTCCCGAAGATCATGCCGGCGGTCAAGGGGCCGAAGTCGGTCGAGGAGGGCGTCGAGTGGCTGAAGTCTTTTGACATCGTGGTGCATCCGCGCTGCAAGCACACCATCGATGAACTGACGCTCTACAGCTACAAGACCGACCGGGACACTGGCAGCATATTGCCTGTGCTGGAGGACAAGGAAAACCACGTCATCGACGCGCTGCGCTATGCCTGCGAGGGCGCACGTCGCGTGGCCAAGCAGGACAAGCCGAAGGCCCGCCTAGTTCCCGTCAGCATGCCGATGGCACGGTGATTGATATTCAGATCAACCTGCCGTATACTTCGGCCCAAATATCCAGCGAAAGGCGCGCAACTTGGCCCGCATGACCAGAGACCAGCGGCTTGCAAATGTTCATGCCGAAGCGATGTCAGAGTTTGACACCATCCAAAGCACCATGCGCGATGAGCGTTTGCAGTGCCTGGAGGATCGCCGCTTTTACTCCATCTCGGGCGCGCAGTGGGAGGGCAACCTCTATGAGCAATATCTGAACAAGCCCAAGTTCGAGGTGAACAAGGTTCACCTGGCCGTCATGCGGATCATCAACGAATACCGCAACAACCGCATCACGGTTGACTTCGTGAGCAAGGACGGCACCGACGACGACAAGATGGCCGACGTGTGCGATGGCCTGTTCCGTTCTGACGAGCAGGACAGCGGCGCCAATGAAGCGTACGACAACGCATTCGAAGAGGCTGTCGGCGGTGGCTTCGGCGCGTTCCGCCTGCGTGCTGTCTACGAAGACGAATACGACGAAGAAAACGAAAAGCAGCGCATCCGTATTGAGCCGATCTACGACGCTGACACCACCGTGTTCTTCGATCTGGATGCCAAGCGCCAAGACAAGTCGGACGCGCGCATGTGCTATGTGCTGACGGCGATGACGCCCGACGCCTACCGCGAAGTCTGGGAAGACGACCCGACCACCTGGCCGAAGGGCATTGAGCAGGTGGCGTTTGACTGGGCGACACCTGATGTCGTCTATGTGGCCGAGGTCTACCGCGTCGAAGAGGCGTCGGAACTGATCCGCATTTTCCAGACCCTCGACGGGCAGGAAGAAAAGTATTTTGAGCGCGATTTCGAGCAAGATCCTGAACTGGAAACGATGCTTGAGGCTGTCGGCACCAAAGAGATCCGCCAGCGCCGTGTGAAGCGCCGCAAGGTGCGCAAGTACATCATGAGCGGCAGCAAGGTTCTGGAGGACAGCGGCTACATTGCCGGCGACCAGATTCCGATCATCCCGGTCTACGGCAAGCGCTGGTTCGTGGACAACGTCGAGCGGTGCATGGGCCATGTGCGCTTGGCCAAGGACGCCCAGCGCCTGAAGAACATGCAGCTTTCCAAGCTGGGCGAGATCAGCGCGCTTTCGACTGTCGAGAAGCCGATCTTCACGCCCGAGCAGGTGGCCGGCCACGAAATGATGTGGTCCGAGGACAACCTCAGAAACTATCCCTACCTGCTCCTGAACACCGTGACTGATGCCAACGGCGGTGAGACGCTTGCCGGCCCGGTCGGCTACACCAAGCCGCCGCAGATCCCGCCTGCGCTGGCTGGCCTGTTGCAGATCACCGAGCAGGACATGAGCGATCTGCTGGGCAAGCCCGACGCTGCCGAGGAGGTTGTCTCCAATATCAGCGGCAAGGCCGTGGAACTGATCCAGCAGCGCCTGGACATGCAGACATTCATCTACATGTCGAACATGTCCAAGGCCGTGAAGCGTTGCGGTGAGGTCTGGCTGTCGATGGCGCGTGACATCGTGGTCGAGCCTGGCCGCAAGATGAAGTCGGTCGGCCTCGGCGGTGAGTTGTCCAGCATTGAAATCGGCAAACCGATGCTCAACCCCAAGACCGGCGAAGTCGAATACGAAAACGACCTGTCCAACGCCAAGTTCGACGTGGCTGTGGATGTCGGCCCGGCCTCGGCCACCAAGCGCAGCGCCACGGTTCGCGCGCTGTTGGGCATGATCCAGATCGCGCCAGATCCTGAGACGCAGCAGGTGCTGACCTCGATGGCCATGATGAACATGGACGGCGAGGGCATCGGCGAGGTGCGCGCTTACTTCCGCGACAAGCTGATCAAGATGGGCGTCATCCAGCCGACCGAGCAGGAAGGCGAGAAGCTGTTGGCCGAAATGCAGGCAGCGCAGCAGCCCGATCCGCAGGCGCTTTACCTACAGGCCGCCGCGATGGAAGCGCAGGCCAAAGCGGGCCAGGCTCAGGCCAATACAGAATACACCTTGGCGCGTGCGGAAGAGACCCGCGCCAAGACCGTTGAGGTGCTTGCTGGCATTCAGCAGAAAGAGCGCACCAACGTCGTGGAAACGGCGAAGGCTCTGCAAGAGACCGTCGCCACCGGAATGCGGCAACCGCCCAGCCGCACAATGTAATGGGTGAGAAAATCGCGAGGATCGCATGACTGAATTGGCAGAACGGATCGAAGAGGACTTTGAAGTCGAGGCTGAAGAAACTGAACTAGAGGCCGAAGATGCCGAGATGGCAGACGAGGCTGAAGGCGAAGGCGATGATGCCGAAGATGGAGAGGTTGTCATATCGATCGGCGGGGAAGCGCCAGCCCCGGAAGAAGATGAGGAGGCCCGCGCGCCCGATTGGGTTCGTGACCTTCGCAAGCAGTATCGTGAGGAGAAGCGTCGAGCCAAGGAGCTTGAACAGCGTTTAGCGCAGGTCGAACAGCGGAACACACCTGGGGTCGCGCCCCTTGGACCGAAGCCAACGCTTGAGAAAGCCGATTACGACACCGACCGATACGAGCGGGAACTGACCGCATGGTACGACAAGAAGCGCCAGCACGACGACCGTGAGGCTGCCATGAAGTCTGAACACCAAGCTGTTCAGAAAGAATGGGAGCGCAAGTTGGAAGGCTATCAGGGGGCGAAGGCCAGCCTGAAAGTGCGTGACTTTGAGTTTGCCGAGGATGTCGTCCAAGACACCCTTAGCGTCATGCAGCAGGGGATGATTGTGCAAGGTGCCGAAAACCCGGCTCTTGTCGTTTATGCTCTGGGCAAGAACCCGAAAAAAGCGAAGGAAATCGCTTCCATCACCGATCCCGTGAAGTTCGCCTTCGCGGTTGCGAAATTGGAGACGCAGTTGAAGATCTCGAACCGTAAGGCTCAATCGTCACCCGAGCGAAAGATCAGCGGCACCGCCCGCCCGTCTGGCGCGGTTGACAGCACCCTAGACCGCCTGCGGTCTGAAGCAGAAAAGACTGGCGACTATTCCAAGGTTTTCCAGTATAAGAAGCAGAAGGCCAAGGGCTAAACCCCCACATGAAGGACCGCTAAAATGGCGAACTCGTTTAGTAAAGAAGAGCGCGTAGCGTTTGAGAACATCCTCGAAGGCTTCAACGACGCTTTGGTAATGTCGCGCAACGTGTCGGTGTACAACACCGACGGCTCGATGATGGAACGCACCAACGACGTGATCTGGCGTCCGCAGCCCTACATTGCGACCTCGATCAACGGCGCACCGCGCACCGACATCTCGGCTCAGTTCGTTGACTTCACGCAGCTTGCTGTCCCGGCAACTCTCGGTTTCAACAAGACCGTGCCGTTTGCTCTGGACGCCAAAGAACTGCGCGATCAGTTGCAGGAAGGCCGCCTTGGTGACAGTGCGAAGCAGAAGCTTGCTTCGGACATCAACGTCGCCATCATGAACGTGGCTGCTGCTCAGTCCACCCTCGTCGTGACCCGTTCGGCCTCTGCCGGCGGCTACTCGGATGTGGCTGAATGCGACGCTGTGTTCAACGAGCAGGGCGTGCAGATGTTCGACCGTTATCTGGCGCTGTCTTCGCGTTCGTATAACGGCATGGCGTCGGATCTCGCTGGCCGCCAGACCATGACGGGCAAGCCGACCACCGCCTATGAGCGTTCGTTCGTCGGTGAGGTTGCTGGCTTCCAGACCTACAAGATGGACTATGCCAACCGCATCTTGGGCAACACCACCCCGGTCGGTGACATCGACGTAAATGGCGCTGGCCAGTACTACACCCCGGCTGCGACCTCGACCGCAGGCACGGGTGAAACCGCCAACGTGGACAACCGTTATCAGTCGCTCAACGTCACCTTGGCAGCCGGTGCTGTCCTGCGTGTCGGCGATGCGTTCAAGATCGCGGGCGTCAACGCTGTGCATCACATCACCAAGGGCGACACTGGCCAGGCCAAGACGTTCCGCGTGATCTCAATCACCTCGGGCGGCGGCACTGCCGGCAACAACACCATCGTCATCTCCCCGCCGATCATCTCGGCTGGTGGTTCGACCGATGCTGAATTGCAGTACAAGAACGTCACTGCAACCCCGGCTGACAACGCTGTCATCACCATCCTGAACGTCGATAATGCCGACATCAACTGCTTCTGGCAAAAAGACGCTCTGGAAATCCTGCCGGGCCGCTACTCCATCCCGACCAACGCTGGCGTTGACGTGATGCGTGGCACCACCGATCAGGGCATCGAACTGGTGATGCAGAAGTTCTACGACATCAACACCGCCGTCACGAAGTATCGTATGGATACCTTCTTCGGCGTTGTGAACAAGCAGCCCGAAATGTCGGGTATCTTGCTCTTCAATCAGGTTCCCTGATTGTGATCTTTGGGGGCGGGGAAACTCGCCCCCTTCAACCATCTAGGGGTCCAATGCCATGCCGTTGAAAAAAGGTTACAGCCGCACGTCCATCGGTGAGAATATCAAGATGGAGGAGAAGTCTGGCAAACCGCGCAAGCAGGCCATCGCCATCGCATTGAACACCGCACGCACCGCAGCCATGAAGGCTGGCAAGCCGTCGAAAGCACCGAAGGGGAAGAAATAATGCCGGGTGGTCTCTACGCAAACATCGCAGCCAAGAAGGCTCGCATCAAAGCTGGATCTGGCGAGAAGATGCGCAAGCCTGGCACAAAGGGCGCGCCGACCGCAGCCGCATTCAAGGCATCGGAAAAGACAGCCAAGAAGGGCAAAAAATGACGACCATGCTTTACAAATCTCCCGGCGCGTTCAAGCGGAGCGCGACCGAGACGTTTGATCTGTGCATCGTGGACGATGATAAGATTGAAGCCAGCATCAAGGCTGGCTGGCACTTCACCGTGCGAGAGGCTATTGAGGCCGCCAGCGGTGCTGCGCAAGATCCTGAACCCGAGGCCAAGGCTAAACCAAAGCGTGGCCACACGCGCAAATCTGAGGCTCTGTGATGGCATACACCAAGCGCGACATCGTGAACCGGGCATTCGAAGAGATCGGCCTCGCTGGCTATGTCTTCGACTTGGCCCCGCAGCAGCTTGAGGGCGCGTTGCAGCGCCTCGACGCGATGATGGCAACGTGGAACGGCAAGGGCATCCGCCTGCGTTATCCTCTGCCGTCGTCCAACGCTGCCAGCGATCTGGATCAGGTGATCGGCGTTCCCGATGACGCGCTTGAAGCCATGCACCTCAATCTGGCCGTGCGCATCGCGCCGGGTTATGGTAAGACAGTTTCACCAGACACGAAGGCCAACGCTCAGATGTCTTACAAGGCGCTGCTGTCAAGATCTACCTTCCCGACCGAAATGCAGCTTGGCGATATGACGATCCCGAGCGGCCAGGGCAACAAGGGCTGGCGCTATTACAACGACGCATTCCTGCGTCAACCAATTGACCCGCTGACGGTTGGCCCGGACAGCGCATTGACATGGGAATGACGCGATGACCAACATCAATCAGCTTTCTTCGCTTGACACGATCCAGCTTGGCGATCTGCTCGCCGTCTGGGCCACGAATAACGGTGACACGCGCAAGGCCTCGATCAACCTGCTGCTGACCTTCATGCAGGACAACCTGGCGCTGCCGGGTTCGCTGACGACGCAATACGCGGCACCCAGCGCCACGGGCTTCTCGGTGACTGTAGCTGTCGGCGACACTTGGCTGTTGCTGACGCCAACCGCCACCTTCGCGGCTGGCACCATCGTGCTGCCGACATCTGCTGCTGACAAGTCAGAGGTAAGCGTCAACTGCACGCAGATCGTTTCCTCGCTGACCGTCTCGGCTGGCGGCACCACTGTCACCGGCGCGCCGACCACCTTGGCCGCTGCCAACGCCTTCTTCACCATGCGATATGATGCTGCTACGTCGGCATGGTATCGGGTCTCCTAAACACAAGGACGATGACCATGTTCCTCTACGCATCCGCAGTCAGCACTGAAAAAGAAATCCTGATCCCGCGCGGATCGTCCCTGAGCGTGGGCAGCATTGGCGACCAGCCGACGCTGGTACAGATCGGCTTGCAAACCCCGACTGGCGTGGTCGAACTGCTAAACCGCGCCCAGACCTTCGGCCCCTACGCTAACGACCGCGTTGCCACGATCTACAATCGCGGCGCAACGGTGGAATACGATGTCGCGGTGCAGCCCAAGCTGCGCAGCTTCCCTGCTCTGGTGCTTGGCTCTCTGACACCTGTTAGCTTGGTGCAGCCAGCGGCGACATTCATCACGCTGACCTATTCGGATGATGGCGGCTCTGTGCAGCTTGACAGCGCAGGCGCGCATGGCCTGACAGCAGCCGTGGCGGTGGGCGCAAGCGTCTATGTGACTTGGGCCACAGGCACGGGCGTTAACGGCTTCTATGAGGTCACTGCCCTCGACACCGACACTACCGGCGTGGCGATCACCATTGATCTGCCCTATGTCACCGGGCTTGGCACGCCGACCGTGGCCGTGGCAAACACTGTCGTCACGCTGGCATCTGTCACTGTGCCGGGCTGGTCGATGGGCGTTGGCGGCGGCATGGAGATTGATTCCCTGTTCACCCTGACCAACAGCGCCACGGCAAAGAACCTCGGCCTGACCTACGGCGGCGGCGTCCTGATGGCTGTCAGCGCGGCCAACAATACCAGCGCCTGCGCACAGAAGCTGATGTGCAACCGTGGCTCGTCTCAGATTGTCAGCAACGCGGCCAACCAAGTGGGCCACGGGCTTTCGACAGCCGCAAACGTGTTCCTGAGCGTTGACGCCACGGTTGACCAGACCTTTGCAATCACTGCACAGCCTGCTGCCGCCAACAACATTGTGAAGCTGGAAGCCTTCAAGCTGCACATCAACTTCTAAGGGGCAGCAATGCAGATCGGCATCATCAACGGGATCTACACGGATGGCTCGCCCGATTTTCGGACGAGCTATCCTGTCAACCTTGTGCCTGTGCCGAAAGCCACGGGCATCTCGGAGGGCTATCTTCGACCCGGTGATGGCATCGTGAAGACGGGTGACGGGCCTGGGGCTAACCGTGGCGGCCTGAATTGGAACGGCGTGCTTTATCGCGTGATGGGAACCAAGCTGGTGACTGTCGCGCAGAACGGCACTGTCACGGTGATCGGGGATGTCGGCAGCGGTGGCCGCGTGACGTTCACCTATAGCTTCGACTATCTGGCCGTCGCATCGGGCGGGCGCCTGTATCTCTATGATGGCACGACGCTGACGCAGGTGACTGATCCAGATCTCGGCACGGCTCTGACGGTGGTCTGGGTCGATGGTTACTTCATGACGACCGACGGCGAGTTTCTTGTCATCACCGAATTGAACAACCCCTTCGCCGTCGATCCGCTGAAGTATGGATCTTCGGAGGCGGACCCTGACCCGGTGAAGGCTCTGCTAAAACTGCGCAACGAGATCTACGCGCTGAACCGCCACACCATCGAGGTGTTCGACAACACCGGGACAGCGGGCTTTCCGTTTCAGCGCATCCCCGGCGCGCAGATGCAGAAAGGCACGCTTGGCACGCACACCTGCTGCGTCTTTGGCGAGAACATCGCCTTCATGGGTAGTGGCACTAACGAGAACATCTCGATCTATATCGGCGCCAACGGCACGGCGCAGAAGGTCGCCACGCGCGAGATTGAGGAAATCCTTGCGGGCTATACCGAAGCACAGCTTTCCACCTCGTTCATGCAGGAGCGCACCGAGGGCGGCCACCAGTTCCTTGACATCCACCTGCCGGATCAGACCATCGTCTTTGATGCAGCAGGATCGCAGGCTGTTGGGCAGCCTGTCTGGTTCTTCCTGCGCACCTCGCTCGTCGGCCTCGGTCGATGGGCTGTTTGCGATGCTGTGTGGGCCTATGATCGGTGGAACGTCTGCAAGCCTGCTGCGACCGACGTGGGCTATCTGGACAAGAACATCGCCAGCCACTGGGGTGAGACAATCGGCTGGGAGTTCGGCACGACCATCGTCTACAACGAAAGCCGTGGGGCGATCTTCCATGACATGGAGTTGGTGTCACTGACGGGCCGCGTGCAGCCCGGTGCCGATCCGACCGTGTGGACATCGTACTCGGTCGATGGCCTCACCTACAGCGTTGAGAAGCCTGCGCGCGTGGGCAAGCTGGGCGAGTATAACAAGCGGGTGGTCTGGCTTCAGCAGGGCCACATGCGCAATTGGCGCTTGCAGAAGTTCCGTGGCACCAGCGAGGCGCAACTTGCGATGGCACGGCTGGAGGCGCGGGTAGAGCCGCTGGCATTCTGATGGCAGATGATAAGAAAAAACATCTGATTGCGGGTTTCCTCATCGCCTTAACGACGTTTGCGGTCTTTATGCTTTTCGCGCCGCATTTGGCTGGATATTCGGCGTTTTGCGCGGCATCTCTGGCTGGTGCGCTTAAAGAGGCGTATGATGCAACGGGCCGTGGACATGTTGAGTTTCTTGATTTCGTGGCCACAGCAGCCGGCGGTTTGCCGTTCTTAACTTGGGGGTTCTATGGCTGACCCAACTCCTCTTAATCGAAACCAGATCGCCGCCTTCGTCGGTAATGATCCTGATGCCATCCGCGCGATTGAGCGGCTGTTCAAGGTGGCTGGGCAGTTGACGCCCGCCGAGATTGCCACGCTTACGCAGTTGATCGTGGACAACACGTTGGCGCTGGGCGCGGCTGACAACAAAGCAGAAGTGGCACTTTCTGAGGTCATTGCGGTAGCAAGGATGGTTTCTGATGTGTCTTATTCTGCTGGTGCCGCCGACAACAAGGCCGAGGCTGCAATGTCTGTTGCTGTGGCTGCCGAGCGCATGGCATCTCTCGCCGCAACGCAGCCAATAACGCAGGAAGATCCGCGCCTTGGCATTTTGGGCAGCATGGCATTTCAAGACGCAAACTCCGTTTTAGTTACGGGCGGCACCATTGATGGCACGACCATTGGTGGATCGTCTGCCGCAGCCATCACCGGGACAACCATCACGGCCACTGGCGATGTGACCATTGCCGATAAGATCATCCACTCTGGTGACACCAACACCGCCATTCGTTTCCCTGCGGCTGATACCGTGACGGTGGAGACGAGTGGGATTGAGCGGTTTCGGATTGAGTCGCAGGGACGTGTTGGGCTTGGCGTTACAAACCCAAATTTAAGGCTACAGGTGGCTGCGCAAAGTTCCTCTGCGTCAACTGTCATCGCTGCCACGGAGGTAGATTATCTCGCCAATTTCCGGGCGAGCCAACTGATCTATAACCCTGTTGATACGACTGGGACAACGCTTGGGGTTTCCAACTCAAACCTCGGCGCACTGGCGTTCTTGAATTGCACTAATGCTGTCATCGGCACGAATGGTGCCACACCATTGGTTTTCGCGACCACCAACACTGAACGCATGAGAATCCTCTCTGGGGGCAACGTGGGGATTGGGACGACTAGCCCCGGCTCCGCCCTCTCGGTCAATGGAAACATTGATATTCTTGGTTCTACCACTGAGACGAGGCAACTTCAGATTGGCTTCGGTCGGACGGGAAACGGGCTTTCCCTCATCGACTTTATTGCTGATGCTACTTACTCCGATTTTGGTATGCGAATTGCCCGAGGCGCTGGTGCAAACGCAACTGGACTTATCAACGTCAGGGGGACAGGTGGGCTTGACTTAAGGACCACGGACGCTGCGCCTATTTATTTCGTTACAACTGGCACCGAGCGTATGAGAATCCTCTCTGGGGGCAACGTAGGGATCGGGACGACCAACCCCTTAGCAAGGCTCCATGTCGCTCCCGGCAGCTCTGGCGCTTCTTTGAACCCTGGCGTAACGGTAGCGGGTTTCTTCGAGGCCGCAGCAAACGCATCCATCCAAGTCTCGTCTGGAACGGGCAGCCCTGCCTACCTCTTCCTCGGTGACGCCGCCGACCCTGATGCTGGACGTATTTCAGCGCAGGATGGCTTCCTCCAGATCGCAGCCTCTGGGGCCTCGGACTTTTTGCAATTTGCCACAGGCGGCTTTACCGAGCGTATGCGGATCACCTCCACGGGCAACGTGGGTATTGGTACTGCATCCCCTGCGTCCATCGTTGGCGGCACTGACACCAGCCCCGTGCTTTCCATTGGCGGCACTGACAGCACACTCACCACTGGCGACAAGGCTGGCTCACTTAGCTTCATCACCAACGACGCCTCCTACACGGCAACGTATGCGGATGGTGTCACCGCAGAAATCGCTTCAGTTGCAACCACAGTCACAGGTGCAGCCTACGGTCTGGCTTTTTACACAGGCACGATCACGGGGACAAACCGTGGTGAACGCCTGCGAATCGACGCATCAGGCAACTTAGGGATTGGTAACTCCGCACCTATCACCCGGCTCCACGTAACTGGCGCTACCGTCACTACTGGTGTGGTCTACAAGAACCAACCTGCACAGGCAGTAGAAACAGCCGCTGCAACACTTACCATTGCGGAACTGCTGACGGGCATTATCGAGTACACAGGCGCTCTGGCCACGCTGACCATGCCTACAGGCACAGCCATTGAGGGCGGCGTTCCAGCTACATTCCCAGTTGATATGTCCTTTGACTTCTCCGTCATCAATACTGGCTCTGGTGTCGTTACTCTTGGGACAGCCGCTGGACTCACCCTTACTGGTGGCATGACTGTTGCTGCTGCTGCCTCAGGATTGTTCCGGGTGCGTAAGACCGCAACCAACACTTTTACCATCTATCGCATCAGTTAAGGAGGCCATCATGGCAGTCACACCAAAGGTTCTCATCCCGGCCAAGCAGGCAGAGAACGCGCAGACCACACAGTACACCGCGACGGCTGTGCGGGCGATCATCGACAAATTTACGGTGACGAACACCAGCGCCGGCAACGTGGCGATCTCGGTGAACCTTGTGACGGTGAGCGGATCTGCTGGTGCATCCAACCTCATCATCGACGCTCGCACTGTGGCGCCTGATGAGACCTACACCTGCCCTGAGTTGGTCGGCCATGTGCTGGAAGCTGGCGGGTTTATCTCAACGTTGGCCGGTGCTGCCACGTCGCTCACAATTCGCTGCTCAGGCCGGGAGGTATCGTGATGGACGACATGATGATGGAGTTTGGTCTGCCGAAGATGAAGATCTCCAGCGCAGCCGAAAACAAGAAGAACAAGCAGGTGGCGATTGATAGCTGGCAGTTTGGCCCGGCCAATCCGTCGCTTGACCCGAAGGCGAACAAGCCGTTCTGGGCTGGGCTGGCCAAAGCCTGGGACATGAACGAGAAGGAAGCCCGCCGTCGCATGTGCCTGAACTGCGAATACTTCTGCGTTGACCCGATGATGCAGGCCATGATGGAAAGCATCCCGGTGACGGACTATGACGCCTCGGGCGGCGGTCGCGGCTATTGCAAGAAGTTCGATTTCGTCTGTTCCGCCCTGCGCGCATGCCAGGCGCACGAAGGAGACGATTGATGGCCACAGTTGACCCAAATGAAATCAGGGAAAAACTGATCGCCCGTGGTTTGCCGCCGCATATTGCGGAGGGCTTCGTGATGAACTTTCAGGACGAAAGCGGGCTTGATCCTGGCATCAACGAGCGCAACCCTATTGTGCCGGGGTCGCGCGGTGGCTTTGGCCTGTACCAACTGACAGGCCCTCGCCGCGTTGCATATGAGAAGTTTGCCAGCGAGCGTGGAATTGACCCCAGCGATGTCGACGCCCAGCTTGATTTTATGATGATGGAACTGCAAGGCCCAGAAAGCGCGGCGGCTCAATCCATTATGTCGGCACCTGATGCTGGATCGGCGGCGGCAGCTATCGTCAGGGACTTCTTGCGACCATCCGCAGAATATCGCGATCAACGGGCTGCCAGCTATCTTGGAACGCCCACGCAATCCCGTTTCCGCCCGATGCCGGGTGGCGCGGAAGAGAGCGATTTCGCGCGTGGATACCAACCTTCAACCCGTATGGCTGATCTTTACGGGGAACCCGTCGATCCGCTTTCCCTGTATAATCCCTATGCCATCCTTGAAAGGTTCCGCCTGCAATGACGAGCCTTGCCCGAAAAACCGATTTCTGCGATAATGCGGACGCTGAGACTTTGGCCCACCAGCAGGCAAGATCCAAAGAGGGTTGCCCGGTGCTGGTTCGCCAAGCTGAAAAATCAGACAAGGCAGGCGTGATTGAGCAGGCGCGGGCGTTCTTCGCTGCGTCTCCGATGGGCCGGCGCGTTGATTTCGATGAAGCGGGCTTTGGCGCGTTTCTGGATCACGTTGACGCTTCAGACGCAGCGCAGGTTTGGGTGGCTGACAAGGGCGGCGACGTGGTTGGCATTGCGGGAGCAATGGCCTTCCCTCTTTATTTCGCGCCCAGCGTGACCGTCGCGCAGGAATTGTTTTGGTGGGTCGATCCGGCAGAACGCGGATCCAGCGCCGGCAAGCAGATGATGTTTGCAATCGAGGGCTGGGCCGAGCAGATCGGTGCCAGCCAGTTGTTTATGATCGCGCTTGAAAACGAGCGAGCGGGAACGATGGAGCGCGTTTATTCCCGCAGCGGCTTTATGCCGATCGAGCGCACATTCACGAAGGAAATCCGTCATGGCCATTAGCACAGGTCTTGCCCTGCTTGGCGGCGCTATTCTTAGCTCTGCCGTGCAGTCTAATGCGGCATCAAAAGCCTCATCTGCGCAAATTGCTTCGGCAGACAGGGGCATTTCAGAGCAACGCCGCCAGTTCAACGAGGTGCAGAAACTTCTTGCTCCGTTTGTTGGGGCTGGGACGAGCGCCCTTGGCCAGCTTGCGCCGTATATGGGCGTGGGGCCGGAGGCACTTGAGCAGCAAAGGGCTTTGACTGGTCTTGCCGGGCCAGATGCGCAGCGTGCGGCAATTGGCGCGATTGAGGGCAGCCCAGAGTTTGCGGCGCTGACACGGCAGGGCGAGAATGCAATCTTGCAGCAGGCAGCGGCCACGGGCGGCCTGCGTGGGGGCAATGTGCAGGGCGCGCTGGCTCAGTTCCGCCCGCAAGTTTTGTCTGGCTTGATTGAGCAGCAATATAACCGCCTTGGTGGCTTGACGGCGCTTGGACAGCAAACGACGCAAAACGTCATGACGGCTGGCCAGAACGCAGCAGCCGGCGTCGGCACGGCTGGCATGCAGACTGGCGCCAACATCTCCAACCTGATGCAGCAGCAGGGCGCCGCGCGTGCCGGCAGTGCGTTGGCGCAAGGGCAAGCCTTTGGCAAACTGCTAGGAAGCGCTGGCATGGCCTTTGGACGGGGCATGGCGTATCAAGGCTACACGCCGCAAGGAGCCAGCGCGCCGCTGACCTTCGGGCAGGGCATGTTCTACGGCGGAGGGACGTTCTGATGGAACCGATCAACTATATGCTGGACGTGCAGAACCCCATCGAAGAGGCCATGCGCGGCTACGGTCTTGGGCGCGCCGACATTGAGCAGCGCCAAGTTATGGACATGCGTGCCGCCGCAGAAGCCCGCGCCGCCTCTGAGTTTGAGATGCGCCGTGCCGAGGCAGAGCGCCAGCGTGCGCAGGCCGAGGCTATGCAGGCGCAGCTTTCGGGCCTGCGTGACATGGCGATCAGTGGCACACTGACGACCGATGCGCTGAACCAGTTTGCGCTGAACAACGCCTCGACCTTTGGCGAGTTCCAGAGTGCGTTTGAGGCGATGGAAGCCCCGCGCCGTGAGGCTGACACGCAATTCGGCATCCAGCTTTCGACCAGCCTTCTGGGCGGCAAGCCCGAGGTGGCCTTGGCCATGCTGGACGAGCGCATCGCAGCCGCAGAGAACGCAGGAGACGCGCAGGAAGCCGCTGCCCTGCGTGCCAACCGCAAGCTGGTAGAGATCGACCCGCAGGGCCAAGGCGTGGCCACGCTGGCGCTTCTGACGGCTTCGGGGGCGCTTCCAAAGGAAACGATGAAATCAATCCTTGATGCCACCGGGCAAAGCGGTGAGGCTACAGGGACATTCCGCACGCTGCAAGAACGCGCAAGGGCTGCCGGCCTTACCGAAGGCACGCCTGAATATCGTGATTTTATGCTGCGTGGCGGCGGTGAAAAAGGCCCGCTGGTACAGAACATCGTTGGCGCTGGCGAGACTGAGTTTGCCAAAAAGGCAGGCGCGGAGGCCGCGACCCAGTTTTCCACAGTTGCCAATCAGGGGACGGCTGCGAGCCGCTCACTGGTGGAACTTGAAAACCTTGAGGCAAACTTGGCCAACGTCGAAACTGGCGGCGGCGCAGCGTTCAAGGCATTCTTGGGCGGCTATGGCATCAACACTGAGGATCTCGGTGAAATCCAAGCGGCACAAGCCGCAATCAATCGCCTTGTCCCGCAGCAACGCCCACCTGGATCTGGCACCATGTCGGACGCAGACCTTGCGTTGTTTAAGGCATCTTTGCCGGCGTTGATAAATCAGCCGGGCGGCAACCAGATCATCATTGAGACCATCCGCGCCATCAATGAATATGACGTGGCAGCCTCAATCATTGCAGGGCAGGCTCTCGACGGTGAGATTACACAGGCAGAGGCCCGCAAGGCATTGCGCGAGTTGCCTAACCCTCTGGCTGACTTTAAGGCGCCAAAAGCTGCGCCCAAGCCGGGAGCGCAGCCAGTCGTGATTGATGGCGTCACCATTCAAAGGATCGAATGATGGCTGATTTTGAACTGACCACACCAGACGGCACGAAATACAAAGTCACCGCCGAGACAGAGCAGCAAGCCTTTGCTGCA